CGCCTTCCACGGTCTCCACGGGATGCAGCGGTGTCACTTCAGTCATGGGAGACCTCGGGGAGCGGGATACGGTCTTCGTCCAACGGACTCGCCCCGTACTGCTGGTGCGCCTCGCAGGGCAGCACCTGACCGTGGGACCACTCACAGCCGCACGCCAAGGCCGTCCAGCACGTCCCGAGATAGCCGCAGCCACAATTCCCGCCGGTCACGATCGCATCGAGGTTGGGCATGGACCTACGCTAACGCCTCCCCTAACGCCTGTCAAGGGCTATTGACAAACGCTCAGACTAACGGTACTCTGAGGCATGGCACGACGGAAGCGCACCTGCGCTGCCCCAGAATGCGGGCACATCTTCACCCCGCGCAATCGGCGGCATCGCTATCACTCTACGCAATGTGCTGGGCGCGCTCGGTGGCATCGGTGGGCGCGCAAACAACGGAGGCCCCATGTGCGTGCTTAGCTTCTTCCTTGGTCTCGCCGTTATCCCGCTGTTCCTCGTGGGCTACTGTCTCTGGGCGTACTCCCAGCTGCCCAAGTCCAAGGTCTGGCCCAAGTGACCGTCCCGAACGTGGAGCCCGAGCAAGTCCCGGTGGAGTTTCATTTCTGCTCGCATTGCCGGGACAACGCCGCGTTCGTGAAAGACGAGGTGGAAGGCTGGGTCTCCGCGTGCTGCGGGTGGCCGCCGATTCCCTGTGATGCCGAACCCGCCGATGACGCCTAAGCGGGTGATCGAGCGTCGCGCCCCGAGTCCGCGAGCGGTGCATCCGCAGCAACACCTGTTCGGCTGTTGGGGGCTCATGGAACTGGACGTGTCGAGCTCGGCGGTGGTGCTCGAAGTCTGCGACCGCTGTGGGCGCACGATCAAGAAATGGGCGGTGATCCCCGAACCCCAACGCGCGCGACCGGACACGACCTGGGATGATGACGACCCGTCGGATTGCGCCGGCGGGCGGTCCTGGTGAAGCGTAGCCTATGGCCGCCGAAGTTCGAGCGGGTGAAACGCATCAAGGACCGTCAGGTTAATCGCGACGGCCAGCCCACGACGGTGCAGCTCGTGCGGTTCGCCCCCGACCGGGCACTCCACGCCTCGATTGACAACGAGTGCTGTGGGTGCGGACTTCGGCACTTGATGGCGTTCGAGGTTTTCCAAGATGCGGCGGGGCGATTCTATCTCAACAAGCGGAGTTATCGCCTGTGAGGCGTCGGTATGGCGTATAGGTGGATTGCCTGGCGGAACGGGCGGCACGGATTCGGGCGCTGGCACCTCTTGCCCGACGCGGCGGTGATTCCGGGGAGCGTGGTGGCGACGGTGTGCGGGAAGTTTCCCGGTAAGACGCCGGCAATTTCGCCCCCGACGTATGACCGGCGGAGCACCCCCAAGGAGGCGTGCGGGACGTGTGTGACCCGTGCCCATCATTGGGACAACCCTGAGGAGCGGATACCCGAATGAGCTTCACCCATTCCGAGCAGTTGAACGAATTGGGCGCCGCGCTCGCCAAAGCGCAAGCGATCATGGCGACCGCGAAGAAGGATTCCCAAAACCCCTTTTTCCGCAGCAGCTATGCCGATCTCGCCTCGGTGTGGGAAGCCTGTCGTGAACCGCTCACGCAGAACGGCTTGAGCGTCGCGCAGTTTCCGGGGTTCGAGCCAGGCAATCCCCCGACGGCCTTGGTGACGACGATTCTCCTCCACACGTCAGGGCAATGGATGGCGGAGACCGCCGGCGCGCCGCTCCCCGATCAGACGCGCAAGGATGGGTCGGTTGAGAAGGCGAACGCGCAAGGCGTCGGCTCCGCGATTACCTACCTCCGGCGGTATGCGCTGGCCGCGGTGGCGAGCGTGTCCCCAGCGGATGATGACGGCAATGTGGCGAGCGGCAAGAAGCCGGAGCGTGGGGGCGCTTCAACCCCTCGCGGGGCGGTGCCCAAGGAGCCCGTGGCCCCCACGACCCAGCGGGGGCAGGGCCCTCCCAAGGCGCTGGAAGCCACAGAGCCGATGCCGTGGGAGGGCCCTGCCCCCGTCCCGACCTGGCCCGCGCCGGGGCCGAAGAAGGGCAAGCCGCTCCCCGACTTGACGAGTGAGGAGCTGGTAGCCGGGCTGGCGTGGATCAAGCGCACGGGGCGATATCAGGAGTTGGTGGACCCCATCGAGACGCTGTTGGCAGGACGGGAAGGGTTGTAAGAAGTTCGCCCGAGGCGGGTCACTGGGCCGTCCGCCTTGCCAAGAATAGCCCGAGGTCCGGGCGACGTGGGTGCGAGTCCCACGGGGCGAACCTATGCTTGACAAGTGGGGAAAGAGGGTGAGTATTAGGGGTCGCAGCCTTCGCGTCGAACGGGGGCGGGCGAGAATCATCGAGGCGAGTCGTTTGCGACCCGTGTTGTTAGCCAGCCCTGTCCCGGTTCCTCGAGCCGGAGATCGGGATTCGATGGCCGACACACGGGTCGCTGTTTTATGTGTGCGAGCATCGTGATGACAAGCGTTGCCCGAGAGGCAGGACGGTGGCAGAGTTGCCGCGCCAGCCGGTGAGTCACACGGTGGCGATCTTGGGCCTGACAGCCCTCGGACACGAACGCACCGGCGGATGGCGGCGAGACGCCAAGAGGTTCCGGGATGGGCTCCGGGCCCCGTGAGGCTTTTCACGAATGCTCGTGGGATTTTACCACCCTCTTTCCGACCGAGAGCCACGACCTGCGGGGGCTCCGCCCCCTGCCCCCCTAGCGCTGAGGGACGCGCCGAACTCTAACGTGAGGCCACCAATGCCTGCCCCAACACCTCACGGGATACCTGCTGTTGATGGGAGTACTGTGTCGTGGAAGCATCTGTGCGGGTTGGCCGTAAAACTCTGTGGCGGGCAAGAGCAATTTCGGAAGCAGGCGAACATTCTGCGGCGGCTGGTGAAAATGTATGGCTTGCATGATGTCGAAGTGATGGTGAGAGGTGCGGCCTTGCTCGGGTGGAAGGATTTGCGCGGCCTGTACTCCAAAGAGGGGATTGGCCGTCGGTGGGCGCAAACAGCCTACTGGAACCGGGAGAAACGCGCCCCGGCGAAGCAGACCTTGGAATCGGTGGCGGCAACCTTGAAAGCGAGGGGGTTCTGATGTGTGCGATTAGCGTGATCCAAGACTATTACCGACAGCGCACGGCGCCATGGCCACCCTTCAATCCCACCCCAATGCCGAGCCTTCCGCCGATCGACTGGACGCCCGAGACGTGGAAATTGCTCAAGGAAGTGCTCGCCAAGCTAGAGGCGCTCGACGCCAAGACCGGGCAGCCCCATTGCGAAGATCCATCGAAGGCGGCATGGATGCGCGATGTGGAGCGCCGCCTCGCCATTTTGGAAACCCCATGACCGCCCTCGCTGCGGCCCGCCAACGCCTCATCGCCTATGTACTGTCCTATGCGAGCCCGAAGCTTGTGGTGGGGGACGGGGTGTGGGTATTGGAGCAGGCCCTCCGGGATCGGGCGAGTGGCTATCCGCCGGAAGTGTTGCGGCGGTTGCTCGACGAGGTGGAGCGGGCGACGCTACATCAAGCGAACGCGGGGCCATTCTGATGCTCCCCTTCGTCCTTGGCTTGATGTTTGGTGCCGTACTTCCCCGGCTCATTCGGCATATTCGCTACCGATTGTGGGCGCGCTCCCCAGCAGGCCGAGCGATCTTCCGACGGGCGAAAGCCGTTGACCGGAAGGTCGCGGCGCTCGCGCTCCACGAGGTCGCCTTGAAACTGCGCGCTTATGACGTGCGCGAACCGGGGCGCTATCTGTGATTCGCCTCACGGTGGAACGCGCCGCGAGAATGCTGACGCTCTGGGCGGCGGCGCGCCTCTTGAAGCGCGCCCCGCGGAATCCCCTCTATCGCGCCTTGCGTGGACTTGCGGCGGAAGCGCGGCTCGTGCCGGGGAAGGCGAAGATCGGAACCAGCCGATGGGTTTAGTCACGGAAACCGCCTTGAAGCGCCAAGTGGTGCAAGCCCTCCGCAAGGCGGGGTGGAAAGTGTATGTGACGAGCGAGCGCCGGCGGGGCTATACCAAGATGCCGACCGGGCTCCCGGACCTCTTTATCCGGCACATTGCCCGGAAACAGCACGGATGGGTGGAGCTCAAGCGCCCCGAAGGCATGGGGCAAGGGAAACTGCGCCCGGATCAGGAACGGTTCCGTCTCGAAGCCCTGTTGGCGGGGGAATCGCATTGGGTCGTGGCGGACCTCTGGAATCTTCCGGGGTTGATCCCGTGAGCGCGCCCCAGTTTGGCCGGCGGCGTCACCAACATTGGTACGAGGCGGGGCCGAAAGCGCCCGACTTGTTCACGCCCCCAAGTGTCCCGGTCAATACGAGCGAAGCCGCGGCCGAAGCGGTGAAGTCGAGCGCCCCAAGTATTCGGGAGGCCATCTTCACGCTGATTCGGGAGGCTGGCGACCGGGGGATGACAGCGGGCGAGCTTGAAGCGGTGGGCTATCCCGGCTCGACGGCGAGGCCGAGACTCCGCGAGCTCCAAGGGAATGCGAGTTGGGCGAAGGGCCGGCTCCCCGCGCGGATTGTGAAAACCACCGCGCAGCGTGGGGGGATGCGGGTCTATATAGCACTCTAGGGGGGCTCATGGAAACGTATCAAGTCTGGCGCTGTTCGTGGTGTGGAATGGCGGCGCTCCAACCCAAGGACTTCAGCGCCAACAACTGGATTCATGCCTGCTCGCCAACTGAGGGCGCGCGGATGGTGCCTCTGGGGTTTCTGCAAGTGCAGTTAGGACCGCCCACTCTAGGGGAGAGATCCTTGCGGAAATAGCGCGCCCCACGTATCCTAGAGGCGTCTCCCCAAAGGGATTCCCCTGGCCGCCAAACCGATTGAACGCTTCGTCAAGAAGCAAATCGCTGACCAAGGCGGCTGGCCCCGTATCCTCGAACGCATTGCCTCCGGCGAGACCTACACGAAGGTCGCTGAAAGCTTGAAGCGCCCCGACGGACAAGGCATTAGCTTCGCCTTCTTCCGCCGCCTCCTCCACCAAGACCCCACTCGCGCCCCGCTGATCGTGGAAGCCAAACGCATTCGTGCGGAAGCTTGGGCCGATGATGCCCTCCTCAAGTCCGACGCTCCCATGACCAGCCAAATGGATGTGGGAAAAGCCCGCGTCCAGATCGACGCTCGCCTCAGACTCGCCGGCTTCGCTGACCGTGAACAGTTCGGGGAACGCAAACAAGATGTAAACGTCACCCTGAACATGGCGGATATTCACTTGGACAGCCTGCGTCATCGCATGGTGGAGAATAGCCGTCCGCTCGAACAAGCCTTGGCCGACTCTGCTCGCGCTGACTTCAAGCTCTTGGGTCGTGCGCCCTCGGGTCGTGTGGGAAGTAACGGCTCAGACAGTGAGGAGCGCAGTAACCAGGCGCCTGTGGAGCAGGAAGCGCCAGTGTCACGACAGCATAGCGACAGTGTCACTACTCCAGAGGGCATCTAGTGCTCAGTCCAGTCGGTGGTGTCGTGATGGTGTCGCCTCTACTGTCGCTTGTCCCCAGACTGCTCTCAGGCTCCCCAGCCTCAATCACCCCCCCTCGCTTTCAAGGCCCCCCAGTGGAGGGCACGGCTACTCCAGAGGCAGCGTCCCCTATTTTTTTGGATTACGGGAAAGGGCAGGGAGTCCGAGTGACACAGCACCTGGGATACCGCAGTTGACCTTCCAAGTCAAAGAACGGTCGATCGACCCGCTATGCGTTTTTTTTCAGGTGCGCGCTCTCCGGGCCATCTCCGGGGATTTGGAAGCCCCGCGTAGGCCGGGGCACCTGTCGCGGCAGGTCTTCTCTCGGGGTACGCTTTCCTGGGGGGGCAGCGATAGCCGGGGCGCTGAGGGGTGCGCCGGTCTCCAATATGGGGGTTCAAGGCGGTGACGCAAGCCCCGGCAGAGAACCCTTTCCTGGAGTTCCGGTATCGGTATCAGGATCACGCGGAACTGTTCGTGCGCGAGGTCTTGAACTTCCCGAGCCCCGACGACGTGGCGGATGGGAAAGACTTGTACCCTTGGCAGCGGGAAGCCTTAGCCGCCTACGACCGCTCAGGGCGAGACCCCCGGGCCGCCCGGATCACCATTCGCTCGGGGCATGGGGTGGGGAAAACGACCCTCTTGGCCTGGATGCTCTGGCACCGGATTCTATTTCGCTTCCCCCAAAAGACCGCGGTCACCGCCCCCTCCGAGAAGCAGCTCTTTGGGGCGTTGTGGGCCGAGTTCGAGACGTGGAGTAAACGGCTCCCCAAACCCCTGCGGGGGTTGGTCGAGATCAAGTCGGATGTGGCGGAATTGGTCGCCGCCCGGAGTGAGTCCTTCATTAGCATCAAAACCGCCCGCGCCGAGCAGCCAGAAGCCTTGTCCGGCCTCCACGCCGAGTGGGAAATGGTGATTGCCGACGAAGCCTCGGGCGTCGCGGATACCGTCTGGGAAGCCGCCCAAAGCTCCTTAACGGGTCCCCATCCCTTGGCGATTCTCGCGGGGAACCCGATTCGCGGGTCGGGCTTTTTCTATGACTCCCATAACCGCTTGGCCGCGGATTGGTGGGCGCGCCATGTGTCCCGCGGCGAAATCGTCGATGTGGAGACCGATCCCTATAGCCTGGGCGAAGAACACGCCTCCGGGGGACGACACACCAATCGCTACCGGGTCCGGGTCCTGGGCGAGTTTCCCGTCTCCGAAGATGATGTCCTCATTCCGTTTGACTTGGTGGAACCGAGCCTGACCCGGGACGTGACGGTCCACCGGACGGTCCCGGTCGTCTGGGGGCTCGATTGCGCCCGCTTCGGGTCGAACCGGAGTGCCTTAGCCAAACGGCAAGGCTTGCAGCTCTTGGAGCCCGTGAAAAGCTGGGCCAAGCTCGATACGATGGAGCTCGCCGCCCGCGTCAAAGCTGAATGGGACGTGACCCCCGACTGGCTCCGCCCCATCGGGATATTGGTCGATGCCATCGGCTTGGGAGGGGGGGTGGCGGATCGCCTCCGCCAACTCGGTCTGCCGGCGAAGGACATCAACGTCTCCGAACTGCCTGCCTTGAACAACGTGGACAAGTACCAGGACCAACGCACGGAACTGGCCTTCAAGGTCCGCGAATGGTTCGAGGCCCGGAACTGCAAACTCCCCGAGTCCTATAAACTCCCCACCGATGGGCCGGACTTCATCCGCGAACTCACCCAAGTGCGCTACGACTTCCAGCCGCGTTCTGGGAAACTGAAACTGTTGCCCAAGACGCAAGTCGCGAGCCCCGACTTGTTCGACGCCTTCGCGTTGACCTTCGCGAGCGAGGCCGCCATGCTGGCCCGGAGTCAGGACCGCACCGGCGGGAAACCCATCACAAGGCAACTGGCCCCGACATGGTGAGCCCCGCGGGGAAAGGCCTGGACGTGTTCGATAAGGGGTTCGCCGCGCTCGACCGCAGAGTGCGCGCGTTGGAGGAATCACTGGAACGGGTCCGCGAGGCGTGCGTTCCTAGCGGGCCGATAGAGCGGCTTGCGAATGACATACGCGAGTTGGTGGACGACTTAACGAAAGCGCTCCGTGGCGGCTAAAAGCCTTGAAGCCAAAGTCATCGAGGCGCGAGCCAAACTCGCGGCCCTCCGGGGCGACGAGCGCGCCGATCTCCCGAGCGGTCCAGAGCGCACCGCCTACAATAAGGAACTGCGGCGCATCACCCTGGATGCGAAGAAACTCGAAGCACTGTTCGCGTCCCCGGATTATGCGCCAGCCGAAAAGCGGGCCTTATCCCAAGCGCCGCGCACATTAGGGAAAGCGCTTCCCGATATTACCCTGACAGGCACTTTGGCAAGGATAGAGGAAATCACCTATCGTCAAAAAGATGGTACGCGCGCCCCTGAGCCCATGAGCCCCGTTGCTTGGGGACCGGGCAAGCAACGGCCCACAGATCGCCCGATCCCAGCGGTAAAGCAGGTTGTGGTCGGACATGGGCGAAGAAAAAAGAAAGTAGTCATTCAGAACCATGAAGCCATCAAGCAAACGATGGCGCAAGTAAAGACACTCAACGAACGGGTAGAATGGAAACGCTTTCGTGAAGCAACGATTAGCGAAAATCACAGGCTTCAGTACATCCATGCCCAAGAACGAGCCGCCATTTTGGAAAAGCGGGGCTTCCCGGAATTGGCGCAACGCCTAGCAAAAACGCATAGGTTCTCAGATGCTCGTTCTCAGATGCTCGCAAGGCGATAGAGGCGCTGCTATAAATGCCCGACAAACTCACTAATGCCGAGATGCAATACGCCGTCAAAGCCCTCGTGGATGACGCGGTGACCTACGTCGATGGCACCCTCTCTCCCGAGCGCGCCGAAGCCACCCGCTACTACCAAGGCCAGCCCTTCGGCAAAGAAATCCCCGGACGCTCCCAGATCGTCCTCACGGATTTGCGGGATACCGTCTTGGCGATGCTGCCGAGCTTGGTGCGGATGTTCTTCCCTACCTCGGGCCATGTGGTCGAATACCAACCCCGCCCGAAGTCCGCGGAAGAAATCCAGCGCGCCGTGGACTTGGCGGACCAAGCAACCGAGTTCGTGAATGAAGTCGTCTTGGATCAGGACAACAATGGGTTCCTCGAACTGTTCAGCGCGTGGAAAGACGCCCTCGTCAGGAAGCTCGGGACCATCAAATACTGGTGGGAAGACCGCTCGACCTACAAAACCTACACCGGGACCCGTCTGGATGTGCTGCAATTCGAGCAGCTCGTGAGTGACCCGGATGTCGAAGTCACCAAGGTCACCGAGATCCCCGACCAAGGGGTGATTTTCCGGGACGTGACCTACAAACAGTGGCGCCGCGAAGGCGTCGCGAGGATCGCCTGCGCCCCCCCGGAAGAAATCCTCATCAGTCGGGACGCCCGAAACCGCGAAGACGCCTCGCTGATCGCCCACCGCACCAAGAAAACCCGCGGCGAGTTGATCGCGATGGGGGTCCCCGCCAAGGAAATCGACGAGTACGGCGGCGGGGGCGGGGATATCAATCAATCCGTCGAAGAAGTCGCCAGACGCGGCATCGTCACCACCCAACCCGCCACCGATGAGGCCGCCGAACTCAGTTTGTGGATTGAAGCCTACCCGTATTTGGATATTGACGGCGACGGCGAAGCCGAATTGGTGCGGTGTCGCTGTCTCGGGTCGGGATTGCACTTGGTCGGGGACCCCGAGCCCGTCCCGGAGCGTCCGTTCGCCTTTTTCTGCCCCGATCCCGAGCCCCACGTCCTGATTGGGCAATCCATCAAGGACCGCGTGGGGGATTTGCAGAAAATCAAGTCCGGGATTCTCCGCGCCATCAACGATTCCGCCTCGAAGGCCGTTGATCCCGATGAGGCCTATATGGAAGGCGAGGTCGAAGCTGCAGATTTGGTCTCCACTGCCACCAGTCGGCGGATTCGCACCCATCAACCGCCCGGCACCGTGCTCATGGAATACAAGCACGAGTTCATCGGGGCGGAATTGATCCCCCTGCTCGGATATCTGGACTCCGTGAAACAACAGCGGGTGGGGCCGATGCCCGCGACCCTGGACCCCGATGCACTCCAGAGCACACCGGAGGTCGGGGTCAAGGCGACCGTCCAAGCCGCCTCCGAACAACTGGAATTGATCGCGAGGATCTTCGCGGGGACGGGCATGAAACAACTGTTCAAGGGGCTCTTGGGGCTCTTAGTCGAGCACAACCCCAAAGCCCGTCTTGTGCGTTTGCGGAATCAGTACGTCTCTGTCGATCCGAAGGCCTGGGACGCCGAAATGGATGTCTCGGTCAACGTCGCCTTGGGCACGCAGGAAAAGCTCGGGGTCTTGGTCGCGACCGCCGCGAAACAAGAGCAGATTCTCCAAACCTTAGGGCCCTCCAATCCCCTCTGTGGGATTGGGCAACTGCGCCACACCTACGCCACGCTCTTGGAGTTGCAGGGCTTCCGGGATACCACAAAGTTTTTCTCGCCCGTCCCGCTGGACTGGCAACCGCCTCCGCAACCGCCGCAGCCGGACCCGAACATGGTCCTGGCGCAAGCGGAGATGCAGAAAGCCCAAGCCTCGCTCGCCAAACAGCAGGCGGATTTCCAGATCGCCCAAATCTCCGCCGCCCAAGAGATGGCAAACCTCAAAGCCCAGCTCGCCACCAAAGACGCGGAACTCGCCTTGGAACGCGAAGGGATGCACCTGACCGACGACCGGGAACGCGACAAGGTAGAAGCGGACATCGCCCTCCGGGCCGCGGAGTTGCAGGCCAAGTACCCCACAGATATCGCCATCAAGCAACTGGAAGCCAATATCGCCCGCGAGGAGATAAGTTCTCGGGAACGCATCGCGGCGATGAAGGGCAACGGCGACAAACCCAAGAAGAAGAAGATGAAGATGACGCGTTCGGATGGCCGAGCGATGACCGTGGACATTACGGAGGGCGAATGAACGATCCCACAGTGAAAACCATCGTGGACGGGACGGGCACCGTGACGCCACCCGCAGAACAGGAGTCCGACCCTGGCGAATAACCCGCATTACTCACAGGCGAACCGGCACACGTTCCTCGATGCCATTACGACGGCCATCGGCGCCAGCGGGTTCCTCAGGATTTACGACGGGACGCAGCCCACGAACGTCGCGACCGCCTTGGGTGCCCAGGTCAAGCTCGCGGAACTCGCCCTGTCGGCCACCTTCGCCCCCGCCGCCGCCGCAGGGGTACTGAGCGCCAATGCGATTACG